CCATAACTGGCGGCGAAGTTTTCTCATATTGTCATTGTTAATTGTTTCTGTAGCATTATGGCCTTGTTTCCATTTGCCTTGAAACTCTTTGCTACGATAGCAAGGCAATACTCCTCCAGATTGATCCAGATCTATATTAGTGTATGGTGCAAAGCAAAAGCTCTCTGGTAATTTCAATCGTTGTAATCTATTTGCCATCTAACCAGCCTTGCGCTCCTGCTAGCTTCGCAAACATTGCATCAACTTCAGTAAACAATACGAGTCGTTTCTTATCTATATAATATGGAAAAGTCATCTTACGTATAAAATTAATCATATTGCCTGCCGTCATAACTGGAGGCTCTAGTTCCCAACTCTCGAACTTTCTTTGCATAGCACGAGCGCCTTTTCTTTTGAGCCTCAAGGTATTAGTATTTTGAAATATGTCGGTAGGTTTCAACGAGTCATCACAAAGTAGGGCTATTACTTTAGCCTGTATTTGGTTGATCTCTGGTGATTGTTTCTCCATGTGTTAACTTCACAACACTGAATTCATCAGTGTTAAATTTTTTATTCAGTCTGTCTCTTAAATTAAAAGCGTGTCCACTATTACTAAAACTTACCTTTTTATATTTAGGACCTGGATAGTTTACTAGCTTATTTAGAGTCCTGATGTTAATTGGTTTATTTTGATAAAATACGGCATAAATTGCGTCTGCTTCTAGAATTTGATCACTATTGTATTTCTTATCAACAGACTCAATAATGATATTAGGTTTAGGTCTAGCCATAAACTATCTCCTTTATACAACTATTTAGTTAAACAAGCAGATAATTATGGGTTTGACGGTTATCGTTTAGCTTTTTTTAGCTCTAAATTCATCTCCCATTCGGTTGGATATGGTCCACGGAAAGGATATTTTTCAAGAGTTTGATACTTGGGGCAAAAACTTGGCAACCATTTTTTAAACTCAATAATATAATATCCAGCCGCTATTAATGTTTTACTTGTGGGAGATTTTTTAAACAGAGGAAGTTCATGTTCTACTGGTATAGGAGATTCAAAGCCACATGGATATCCATTTACCATGCTAGTGCCTGTGATGCTTCCTTCTCGGGCTACTGTTTCTAACCTAAACATCTCTTCTAGGCTGTTAACTGTAGTCTTTTCATCACTACGTTGATCAAAGAACTCATACATGTCATCTTCAATCATACGTAAAGTACCAACTTTACCTTGTTGGTTCTTTACGATCCAAAAGCGACCTGCTATGACTTCCTGTGCGGTGTACATTTATTTGATATAAGCGGCGTTTAGATAATCAGTATGATCTGTTGCATTCTGACTTACACGATCTAAACTGTGTAATCCACAAAAACGCATAAAGTGAATGCCCACTTGGCTCTTACGTTCCTTTTGCACTTGATTAACAATAGTCTCATCAAGCTCTGCTTTAATCTCATCAGGTTGCATAGTTAGATCAATAATCTCACGATTACGCTGATAGTCTTCAAGCACACGATGCTCTACATTCTCATGATCTACCCAACGCTGTAGCATAAAGTTATTCCAGTTATAGCCTTTACTATCTTTATCAGCAAACGCTTCTAACATACCTACTTTATTCTTAGTGCCTTTTTTACGAGCGCCAGGAAATGCACTAAACACATTGTCTGCTGTATCACCACGGATACATTTCTCAAACAACAGCCATTCAGGATCACCTATTTGTTTAGGCTCTTTAGTTTTCTTGTCTAGTACAGGATTACCTTTATCATTAAACACACCTTCTACTGTAATAAGCTCTTGTGAGATACCGTTGTACTGTGTAACGTTAGAGGAAAGCAATTGATAAAAGTCACTGTCACTACTTACAATACAATGCTTGTCGTTAGGATGATTCTGTATCCAACGAGCAATATAATCATCAGCTTCACAATGCTTGCTCTGTAAAATAGTGCAATTAGTTTTATCTGTCATAAATGTACGGAACGCATCAAAGGCATCCCAGAACTCCTGGTCCTCTTGTTGCTGTTGTTCTGTTTTAGCAGATGCTATTGCGGCACGGTTGCGCTTGTAAGGTTCATAATAATCTTTGCGCCAACTGCGACCTTCAAAACACATAACAACATGTGTACCATTTTGATCACGCCATGCTTTGCTAATACTATTAAACATGATATGATAGCTCATACCAATTTTAGTGTACATATCGGCACCACGCACGACATGGCGGGCTCGCATAAACATGTTAGCGGCGTCTACTAGAATATAAGTCATGTAATGTTATCTCACTGTTACTTTATCATACTTAATGTAACATAATGGTGACGTTATGTCAACCGTTTTAGTTGAAGTCCATAACCATATTGATCCATTAATTTTTGGTTATGTTTGCTGTAATTAATACAGTCCAATGCAATTCCTGGTGCATATGGTTTTTTTAAAAACTTACATATACGGATCACTTGATTTTTAGTATCAAACTTCATGAGTTGACCATAATCAACATCTAGAACATTTATACCACTTTTTCTCATTATCCAGCTTGCAAACTTATAATGACGTATTGTACTTTCAATATAAGAGTATACGTGAGGATTAATTCCATGCTCACCATCCTCTTTTGAGGTTGTTAATACTCCAGATCTTTCCAGTATTTTCATTTTTCCCAAGTGTTCAGTATAGGCAATGTTATGTAATCCTGGCTGGATCATAATTATATTAGTGTTTTTATATGCTTGTAATCGATCCCGATATCTTGCTTTTGTATATATTTCAGAACCATATTCTGTATCTTTTGTCGGCTTAAACCAAACATTTAAGTGAGTTTGATCTAGTATTGGTCTGATTTCTGGGGTTTTCCAATCAAAGTGATTAGTCCAAAACTGATATTCATTTTGTACAGTATCGTATAAAAATTCATAATGGTGGTCGTCTTTTGGAAACAAATGCTTATAGAGTGAGCTAGTAATAAAATTACCACCGCACCCTCCTCGAAACATTACCAAATTATCAGGTACTGGCCAGTTTTTATAATCCATTAAATCTTATCTCTTCTAGTTCTTCCCAAGACATCCTATCCAGCTGCATCATAAATGGATGGATCGGATCGTTTATTAATTTAATATACTGTATTTTATCCCATAGTTTTGGATTCCATATACCAGCACAGCCTACAGTTTTGTATAAACTATCAACCGTATAGTCAAATAACTCTTTATCATCAGTAAGCAAATCATTAGCACTCACTACTACATCAACTTTTAGTTCATCATAATGTTCTTGTCTAGATTCTTTAACGCTGAGCCATCTACAAATAACTTGTTCGTTAACTTCAGAATATGCGCCAGGTTCAGCACCATGCACACTGAATTCCATTTGTGCTAATGAACTTCTATGCTTGCTTTCTTTCAGATCAGCCTTGCATGTTATCACTGGTAAACCCAGTGCATGTGAATATTCAGTTACATCTTCTAGGTTCATGCAATTCACATATTGAGACATATATGAGTTTGATGTTATTCTAGACAGATCTCCACGATCCTGAAAGCCATGTATTGCTTTTCTAAGTTTACTAATAACTTCAGAAGGAGTTATACTTTGTGGTCCTGTATGTCTAAGTTCATTATGATATAAGTTATGATACTCTGCTGAATGATTAATATTCCAATCGTCAGATACACGGATATAATTACCGTATTCACCAGGATACATTTGCCATCTATCATCATAGTCGCTATAAATTGTGCTGTTATGATTGAATATATAGGATAATAATTCGTTGTGGCCGTGGCCTGGTCCAGCTGTTACGACTAGATTAGCCATTACTTTACTTCTTCAGCAATTTGTCTACATAGAGCAGTAAACCATGCGTCTACGATTTCTTCTTCAGTGCTACCACTGTAGCCTGCATCAAGTAATTTCCTTACAAAGATATTGTTCCACTCAAGTTCAAAATATCCATCAGCTGGATTTTCTGGATCAAATTGTGTACTTAAAACTTTAACAAAAGGTTCGCCTTTTGCGGTTGCTTGATCTTTTTCAGCAATCACATCAGACTTCTTACCTAAAGAAAAAATAGACTTTAGTTTATCAAACATATTACTTCTCCCAAGGAACGTTTTTATTCCCAAAATGTCCATAGGTACAATTTGCACTATACTCATGGAAGTTAAATAGATCAAACTTTCTGATGATACCCAATGGGGTTAAATCAACAGTACTGATCCAGTTTTGAATGGCTGTTTTGTTGCCACCGTCGTTACAGTCAATATATACTGCCATAGGTGCTTTTACTCCAATGGCGTACGATAGTTGGATTGTCGCCCACTCGCAATACCCTTTGGCCACTGCTTGCTTGGCGAGCCATCTCGCCATGTATGCCGCTGATCTGTCAACCTTTGTTGGATCTTTGCCAGAAAAAGCGCCGCCACCATGGGGAGCATAGCCCCCATAAGTATCAACGATAATCTTACGTCCAGTGACACCACTATCACCGTCAGGCCCACCAATAACAAAATTGCCAGTAGGATTAATAAAAAATTTAGTGCGCTCTGCATCATATAGCTCTCCTAATTGATCACGCATCACTAACCTTGCGAGCTCTTTGGCATCGTTTCCCTTGCCTTCAGCGTGTTGTGTACTACAAACCACGTTTGTTGCATACTTTGGTTTGCCGTCTTCGTATTTAACACTGACTTGGCTTTTTGCATCTGGTCCTAAAATGTCCAAATTTTCTAATCTACGTTGCTCTAAGCTCTTTAGAATCTCATGACTATAATGGATAGGTGCTGGCATCATACTAGGTGTGTCATTACATGCATAACCAAACATAATACCCTGGTCACCTGCACCAAAATTATCAGTACCTAAACCAATGTCTCCACTCTGTGCATGTATTTCATTATAAATTTTTAGATTTTCCCAATGAAAACCTTCTTGCTCATATCCAATTTCTTTAACCTTGTTTCGTATAATTTCTTCTACGTTATCTACGTTAAAGTTTTTTACTTCACCCGCTACCGTTACATGGTTAGTGGTTACAAGTGTTTCAACTGCTACACGAGTAGTCTCGTCTCCGTTAGCTAAACCAGCATCAACCAGTGCATCACTGATTTGATCTGCTACTTTATCTGGATGCCCAGCACTAACACTTTCGCTTGTAAAAATATAGTTATTCATAAATTATTTACCTTTTCAATAATAATTGAAATCAAATTTGCTAAACCGTTCCTTCGTTGAGAAGTTAGTAGTTCCTTGATTCCGAGACTTTCAAAGTCTTCTTTTTTTAATTGTTTTGCTTCATTGACGTCCATGTCAGAAAAGCAATCACATATAACACTGGTTATACCTTTTGTAATCATAGCATCACTATCATAGTAGACTTGAACAGTACTTTCTTGAAGTCCAACATCAATCCAAATCTTACTCATACATCCTGGAACAAGACGCTCTTCAGTACGTAGCTCTTGTGGCAATGTTGTTGCCTTTTTTGCTAAGTCTATTAAATAAGTGAGTCGGTCATCATCATCGAGCCAACTGAATTCATCAGAGTAGTACTCGATCTTATTCATAAGTAACTTCCTGTTTGAGATAATTGATTGAAACTACCTTAGAACTAGTTTCTTCGTCATAGCCATCTTCTAAACGATAGGTAACACCTTGTTTGTATAGTTTTGTGTTAATACTATTTAGCTTCTTAATATTTGATTTTAGCTCTTTAACAAGCTCTGCAACTTTAGGATCTTTCATTATAAACCTGCCTTTCTAAGTGCATCTTGATCAATAGGCGCTTTCATCGCCCGCTCATGTTGTGCATTTTTATATTTGCTAAGTTCCCCAGGCATTTCCGAATAAGCTGATGTGGAGTCTGGGAGTGAATCTCCATCCTTTTTCCATACAGAACTCTGCAACGTCTTTAACGTTGAGACTATACTCTTCGGAACGTCCGCCAAGCGGCATAAGATATACTGGACACTCGACGCCTGCATCACGGTATTCTTGAACAGCTCGCTCAACTTCTGCAAAGTCATCACGAGTAGCGACAACAAACTTAAGATAAAGTTCACTATCAGTAACACACTGGTACTCACGAGCAACATCAGGCTTAATAGCATCGCTCCAAGATTCTCCGCTAACGCTAAGTTTTGGGGAACAACTCCAAGTGACTTCAATCCTATCGCTGTCGTTGAGATAATTGTAGAAATCATCGTGTAGATGTTGTGTAGTGTTTGTTTCAAATGTGACATTTTTTAAATCCTGCATGCGTGGGTGTTCAAATAAATCAACGTATAACCGTTGCCACGCTAACAACGGCTCGCCGCCAGTAATGATCAAATGTACATCTTGACCATTGTCTTGTACCCATTTACCATTGGGTGTAAGACTTAGTAAATGCTCGACAACTTCATCAACTTCTGCGAGTCGATTGAAGTCTTTAAACTCAGGATAGATACTAGCATATGTATCACACCCTGTGTGTATAATAGGCAAGTCCTCAAACTTGTCTGTGGTTTCATGTACACCAGCATCCAATAATGCTTTTACTTCTGCATTATATCGATTGCCTTCTTTGTGTTGCTCCCAACGATCTTTTTTAGTATCAACACCAAAGTTCATACAACGGAAGTTACAACCAAAGGTGCGCAAAAATACACTAGGCACTCCTACAAATTTACCTTCACCTTGTACGCTGTAAAACGCTTCTGAATATCTAAGTTTCATATTAACTCCTGTTACAGGTTTAAATTTTATGCTTATTCAAACTCTGATTTATTTTATGTACATACTCTAATATACTATGATCTAGTGCTTTTGTCAAGGCAGAAACGTCCTTTGGAAAACAATGTCCAGTGTAACCTAATGTGCCTTGATCGTTTGGTGCTGACATATGCGAAGGTCCGATATTAGGAAACATTGACAGCGTCTTTGTTAAATCATGATAGTTTGCACCTGGAGGCATATTTTTATACAACTCATGGAACCAAGCTACCTTTGTTGCTAGCCAACTATTGTGTACATATTTGATTAAACTAGCTGTAACTAGATCAGTGTACACTGGTTCAAATCCAAATAGTTCATTCCACCAAACTGCATCGTCAGCGGCATGTTCATTGTATCCATACACCGCAAACTGCTGATTATAAAAGTCATCTTTGGCATGTTTCTCACGTAAGAACTCTGGATTATAAACCAACTGCGTTGGATAAGTCTTTACGTTATCATATGTAACTGTACTCTTCAAAAGTATACGAGTGCGATAGTCAGTTAGCTCTAATACTTCTCTAACTATACTATCGTCACATGTACCATCATCCGAAGACGGTGTCGGTACACAAATAATGATACCATCACTGTACATAACAGACTCAACTGGATCTATGTTTGGGTATAATTTTGGATCTACTCTAATGACTTCAACATTGCGATTCTCTAAAAAATTAGCAACTGTTCCGCCTACAAATCCACATCCAAAAACTGCTATTTTCAATATTTCATATCCTTATCAATTGACAGAGGCTGAGGAGATTTACATGCAATGTTGTATAGTGTACGAACACCAAATCCCATAGCACCCTTGGGTGTTACTTTGTTTGGCTTATCTGCCCATGCCATACCAGCAATATCCAAATGTGCAAATGCACGTTTTTTATCTACAAATCTATACAAAAACTCTGCGGCTGTTGTAGAGCCACCATGCGGCCCGCCAATGTTCTGCATATCTGCAATATCACTATCAATCATTTTATTCCAGTTCTCACCCATTGGCATGCGATAAAATCCTTCGCCTGCATCTTTGCCTGCAGCTAGAATAAGTTCCTCAAGATCACTAGAGTTAGTAAACAACCCTGCCATCTCTTTGCCAAGTGATACAAGAATAGCACCAGTTAGTGTAGCAAGATCAATCACAGTGTCTGGATCATATTCCTCTTGTACATGATGTAGTATGTCTGCTAGTACTAATCGTCCTTCTGCATCTGTATTTAGATTTTCTACAGTTTGTCCGCTTAGTGATGTAACAACATCGCCTGGCTTGATTGCTTTACCATCTGGCATATTCTCTACTAAGCCTACAATACCAATCACATTACGTTTTAATTGATTTGATACAATTGCATGCATAGCACCAACAACTGCGGCACTACCACCCATGTCATATTTCATATCGCCCATGCCACGTCCTGGCTTTAGACTGATACCACCTGTGTCAAATGTAACGCCTTTGCCTACTAATGCAAGTGGACGTTCGCCTTGTTTGCCGTTCATGTATTCCATTACAACTACGTAACTGTCTTTTTCTGATCCTTGTCCTACACTTAGTAGAAGATTAAATCCCATGTCACGTAATTGTGCTTCGTGATATACCTTCACAGTTACATTTGGAAATGCTGTTAATGCGGTTGTAATCCTACGTGCATACTCTGCTGGAAATAATACATTGCCTGGTTCACTTACAAGGTCACGTGCTAACCAAATACTTTCTGCAATGCCTCTATCTTCAGCACCAACAACAGTCACATCTTCTGGCCAAATTTTTGGATCCTTTGGACTTGTTTTGTAACGCTGAAATGTATAACCTGCCATTGCTACACCTTCAGCAACTGCATTACTATCTACACCTTCAAAGTCTAGTGTTAAAGATGTAACTTTATCTTTATACTTGGTGTACATCTCACCACCAAGCTCACGTAAATCTTTTTTCTTAAATTTACCTTTGGTGTCTACAATGGTAATAAAATCATATTCATCATGACTGTAGGTAATATCTACATTGCCTTCAATATCTTTTACTCTTGTTGCAATTTTGCCTAATTTTTTGGCTTGCACTGAGTCTTTAAAAACTACTAATGCATTTGTCATTTCTTCTTCTTCCTTCCAATTTGATATTTGTAAACAATGTCTTCTGTAACTGCATTAGGCGGACATTTGGTAATTTTGCCTCCTTTTTTCAAATACTCTTTTACTGCATCGCTTTCTTCTTTATTGATTTCTGTTTTAGCCATTTGGTTCCTTTACTATAACTGGAGTATACCGCTTTAGTTTATTACGTTTATGTTTAGCGGCATCTTTCAGTTCCTGTTTAGTAAACATTCCGTTCTCCACAAGTAAGTCTAGCATGCATTTTACATCGCCTGCCTCTTCTAATAAACTTGTGTGCTTCTTTTTATCAATGCCCCAACGGGCAATCTTCATACATGCTTGTACTAACTCGCCGCACTCCTCGGCTGTTACGTACATCATCTGATCAACAACTTCTTTTTCGTGAACTGGTACAGATTTTTGTAGCTCTTTGTCCAATTGTCTTCCTTTCCATAACATCCAATCATAGTAACGTTCGGGTTCTGGATCAATTATCATCGGATCCGGCATCTTCATCTTCCTCTTTTCTAAAAAAATAATAGTTATCGTCCATCCTAGTACCTTTAGTAATTTCACCGTCTACTGGATATTCGCTCTCTTTTTTGGGTTCGACTTTTTTTGTAATAGCCCAACCGCCATGATCAAGTTCTTCCCAAATCAATGTATCGCCTACATCCCATCCAACCTGATCCAAACAGTCTGGAGGAAACTCAATAAACAGTTCCTTTGTTTTGCCATTTTCTTGTACTTCTACAGTCCAACTATGTTGCCCTGTTTGTTTAGGATTATTCATTGCTTTTCCTTTCTCTTGTATTGTAACAAAATTTTTAAGTTCTGTCAATCCTTTGAGTAGGATTAGAAAGCCCACTCTCTACACTACACATCTCCTGACAAACAGGAAATGGTTGTCTTTTCATTTGTTCTGCAAAATCTGGTAACACTTTGTCTTTAATTTCCTCTATTGAGGTGTGTTCAGGGTTCCAGCTCTTGCTACGCTCAAAAACAGTATTACTAAGTACATGCCCTATCCAACAACATGGGCGTAAGGTACCTGTGTGATGTACATAAAGTTTATCGCCGTTTTGGCATTTGGGGTTGATATCCAAGTTGATATTCCTTTCGATTAGGTCTCATAGGATCATCAGGACCTTCAAATCTACTGCTCACTCTAACTTCAAAAACTATTCCATTATCTTGAGCTATCTTTCTTGCTTCTTCTATTTGGTGTTCATTAAAACTAAATGGTATCCATTGCCATACTATACGTTTGTCTTGTTTTGCTCCCATACGCATTACATCAAACACTTGTTTGTATTTTGTACCTACACGATATAAGTGAGCAGTATCTTCTAATCCATCCAAGCCAACTCTAATCTCACCAGACTTATAACTATCAAAAAGCTCTTGCCACCAGGCAGTCTTTTTACCATATGCGGCTGTTGACAATAATATTGGCTTGTCTAAACTATGAGCAAACTTTACAAAATCTATAAACTTTGGATGGTATATTGGGTCTCCTAAGTTACCACAAAAATTTACTACCTTTGGATCCAACTTAGTTAATAAATCAGTATACAAATCATAATCTAAATCACTAATGTCGTATGTTCCTCGATAAATTGTTCTAGGACATTTTGGACATTGCAACAAACATCTACTTGTAAGCTCAAGATGCAATTCTTCAATCATTTATACGCCTTACCAAATCCTTCTACATATAAATGATCAAACATCTCGAAGCGATAGATATTAAAATCTCCAAACGTTCCATAAAATGAGGCGCCTTTGTCTACTTCGTCAAACTTTTGCAACATACTCTGATACTGATCGCCTTGCTTGTCATTTGTGTATGGTACAGGATACAATTTTCCCATCATAGTATATCGTGGATTGTTGAGCCTAGTTCCATGTTCTTCTTCTGCCGCAAAATAGATACTTACACGTTTGCTTTCCATTATATTTTTTGTATGCTCTGACAAATCACTTAAAAGAAGATATATTTCTCCGTTGTGAAATAGCGGCATAACTTTTGACACGTGAGGAAATCTTTCACCCATTGTACCTAATGCCGCCTGTTGATAATTTACTAACAAGTCGTCAATTTTGTCTTGTATTTCGTTATCTACTTCATGATACATTATTTTGAATCCCAATGTTCATGGCAACGTGGCTCATATGTTTCTGAACCACCTACGTTTACTCTTCCACCACCTTTTCTCAACCGTTGGGTTTTGCTAGCAGTCTGACCACATACATTACAGAACGCTGTAATTTTGTGAACATCATCAGCCAATGCAAGCATACGTGCTGTTGTGTCAAAAGGTACTCCTCTCGAGTCCTGGTCAAGGCCACTGCATACAAAGTTAACACCTTCTCTTAATCCTTCTTCTACAAACCATAATGTTTCTTTTGGATCAAAAAACTGAACTTCATCAATAAAAATTGTATGGAAATTGTATGGCTTAATTGTATAATTGTCTTTAACTAGTTCCAAGTCAATAACTGCTGATGCTGGATGACTTAACTGGTTGTGTGTTACAATACTATTTGCATCGTATCTGTCGTCTATTACTGGTTTAAGTACCAGTACTTTACTTCCTCCGTGTTCTAAAAAGAGTATGCGCTTTAATAGTTCACTACTCTTTCCTGCGAACATGGGACCGGCTATAACTTCTAGCCGGCCCCGATTGTATGTGTACTTCATTAAAATGTTACCTTTAGGTTTAAACCAACTTCATATGTGTTATCGCTTGTACCTGCATAGTTTGTACGAACTTCTGCAAACGAATCAACACTCACTGCGTCAGTAATTTGATTATTGTAAAACAATCCAAAATCAACTTCTTGACGATCTGTAGTAAACGAACTGTTTACATTTGTATTTACAATATCACCATTTGAGCTTACTGAGCCTGGCATACTAAACTGTGCATTACCTTCTGCAATACTAACTGGAAGGCTAGTAACAAAACCAAATGTTTCGCTACCAATTGTTTGCTTTACACCAAGTGTTGCACTGTAGCTAAGGATAGTGTCAACATTTTTTAGATAGCTACTACTGTCAACATCAACACTGGTTGCACCAAACTGCGCTCCGCCAAACAAGTTACCATCATCAAAGCTGTAACCAGCATATGCTGTGGTTGCACCTGTTACTCGCATCATATCACTATCAGCAATGTTACCAAGAAAGCTCTTAGATTCATTAGTAAGTCCAAACGAAATACCATCTGCTTGATATGCAATAGCAACTTCATGTGTGTCGTCATTAATACTTACTGCACCATTATTTATAGGAAGCACTGTACCACTTGCGTAGCCAAAGTAATAATCAGGAACAACACCATGTTGTGCCGCTTGGGTTGCACTTGCTGTACGAGTATCCATTACCTGTACAACTTGGTTAGCATCAAAGTAAAAGTCACGATCATAATCATCAATCAACATAACTTCTTCAAGTGCGCTAATGGATCCTCCAGACAATGCCATTGTACCATTGCTAACTTGTGCTATGCCTCCTTCAACACGACCTGTTGTTGGTAGTCCAACTGCACCTTGAGGGCTAGTAGCTTCAGCCAAGTCCAATAGTCCTTGTCCATGCACATCTACATTGTAGTTTGTAATGTCTTTGCTAGCCGTATTCAACAACAACTGTGAAACATTTTCACCTGTCATATGTGGCCACATTTGGTGTACTACCGCAACTGCACCACTTACAACTGGAGCCGCCATTGATGTACCACTTGAAACAACATACTCGCCATCTTTGTCGGTACTTGCAACATACATGCCAGGAGCCATAATGTAACGATCACTAACCTTTGCTTTATTTGCACAAGTGCCATCAGATGCTTTCTCTAAGCATAGTGTACCGGCACGGTTAGATGAACGATGCAAGTCATTCTTACGTACATCCCAATTGCCTACAACTAGTACACGGTTGCCAACATCTGGATCAATTGCTAGGTTACTTGGTAAACCTGCAACATCCAATCCTTGATTGCCTGCCGCCATTACTAGCACTGCTTCATGATCCTTCATTGCTTCAACAATGTTTTTGTAGTGACTGTCACTTACATAAAGTTCATTATAACCAGTTGACTGATATGTGCCACGTGTGTCAGTTGAGTAATAAAATCCATTATCAATCTGTTCTAGGCTACTCTTATATGTGCGATCAACATTCATGTTAGCACTCATATTAATTACGTCAGCACCATTATCAACTGCCCATGCAATGGCTTCATCTACTTTGGAAAACTCAAAGTAACCACTGTTGTATGCTGTTTTAGCAATAAGCAATTCTGCATCTGGTGCAACACCGGTTGTACCTGATCCATCTAATGCCGCCGCCGCAATACCTGCAACATGTGTACCATGTGATTTACGATTCTCGTCATCTACTGTAGCATAACCATCTAAACATTCCGAAGTAAAGCAACCAGTACCTGCAATGCGTCCATCAAATTCTGAATGATCTAAGTCAATACCTGTATCGAGGATAGCAATAGTACTACCTTTACCAGTATATCCACGACTCCATGCTGTAGGTGCACCAATTTGCTCTAGCATGTTACCATAAAGTCCTAGTCCACTATCACGTGTAATATAGTCAACATTGATACGACTATTCAGTTTGTGTACTGCTTCACGATACACATCAGTACCTTGTAGTTTAACATCAGAACGAGCAAGATATTCTTCCTCAGTCAGTACAGTGGTAGTTTCTTGCGAAACTTCATCAGTCTGTTCTTCTTGTTCAATAACTATTGCATATGAACGGATCTTTTCACGCTCTACAACTGTCTCAAATGCTGATGCATTTTCAACACGCAAATAGTCACTTTTTTGTGATGTTGTTACTGCACCATCACTATACTTGGTTACAGTGGTGTGTCGATTATAATGCCAAGTACGTGTTACTGTCTCGTAAACAATAGTTTTCACTGCCCACTCAGTAACCTCAGTCTCGGTACGCTCCTCAACTACAGTAGATGTTTCACTACTAACAGTCGTTGGATTGTCACGTGAGATAGTGTAGGGCTCAGTGGTTGTTTGTACATCAACAACTGTTACAACTGGCGTATGTGAGATAAGTTCTTGATACTTTTCAATCTCTGCTACTTGGAAATCATAACGATCTTTTAATCGCTGATAAAAACTATAAGCGGCAAAACGCTTGTATTTGTCTAAGAATGACTTATAACGTTTGTTACTATCTGTGTATGATCTAATCATACGATTAACAAAATTTGTTTGGCTGTTTTGGTCTGTTAAGCCGGATGCATAGTCATAAAAACTACGCTGTGCCGCAGACGCAGAAAGCGGCGCAGTAAATAGAGCCGCCGCCATTAGCATGGTTAAAACTGTCTTTTTCATTTTCAGTCTCCTGACCTTTTTTAACTTACTATACCAATATACAGTAAGACGTCTTACTTGTCAAGCATTAATTTACATTTTATTCCATTTCTTCTAGAAGTTTTATCTCGTCACCTATAGCAATAATACATGCTACGCTGTTCTGAAGATTTACTAGAAGAACTGCATATTCCAATGTTTCAGGATTTCTAGAAATAATCACACCATCAAAGACATCAGGCTGACTTTGATTAAACCCGCTAGCCCAGGTTATAATACCACGTGCTTCTAGGAATAGTCTAACATTTGGTATAGACTGACATCCCATTTGCCGCTGTAACATTTTAAACTGAAGTTGAGATTGGTCTGGTGCTTGTGGCTGAACTGGTGGTGGAGTCATAGGCTCCTGTATTAAACTATCTGGACCAATGGATTGCGCATGTGCTAATCCAGCAGTCATTATTCCAATAATGGATATAATTTTTAAGTATGTTCTCATAATCTTCTCTTATAATATTTCGTAAAACTCAAAGCCTGAGCTTTTGCCACGAGTATCTCCGCCGTCATTGTCGAGAGCTTCTCCGTCATACTCTACACTATCAATAATAACATCACCATCAATGTCAGTTACTGAATACTTGAGCTTTGTTGGATCAAATTCTTCACACTCAAATTCAGCATGAAAAAACTGTCCTTTTTCTGTACTCCAGCCTTTAAAGTAATAACCCTCTGGCTGGTCTTCTGGATCAGCAAATGTTGTATGTTCTGATTTAGGATCATCATCTGTATGAATCTCTTCGCCATCTTCATCCATAACAACTACTGTGCAACTTTCAAGATTGGCACCAAAGGTATGCTCAATGTCATCAATTTCATGCCACTGTCCAAGCCAGCGTGGATCCTCATCATCAGTTACATCATTACCATCTGCTTCCTCATACGGATCCCAAAACAAATGATGACACAATGCCTCATCATCTTCGTCTCTGGTTCCCCAATGCTCAAATGCTTCCTTGGTTATTTTGCCGAGGACGACTTCTCCTCCATAACCATTTATTTCAATCTCGTATGTTGCCATTACTTTCTCCTGATAATCTTCTTAGCATCAACTTATGTTGTACTCTTTCTTCAATGGTAAATTTACTCTTGGTTTTACCTTCAAGTAAAATGTCGTCCATTACTTCGCTTAGAACCGTTAGCCGAAGAGATATATCGTCATATTTTTCAAGTAGAAAATCTATCTCTTTTCCTCGGCTAAACGGATCTATCATTAAAAGTTTCCGTAATCTCGTTCACCTTCCCACGGAAATACAATCCAGGTTGGGTTCTCGGCTTTGTCGATTTCTAATGCTGTATAGTCTACATGCTCAAATTTACTTTGTGCATTGTCCATAAGTGTTGCCACTCTAACATTATTTCCCCAAACCGTTTCCCAACCTTTGTCATTAGGTAAGCAACCTGATGGCCAGTCATCACGTATCCAATTTAGTGTGTTACCACTATCATTAATGTCATCAAAGATTAAAATATTCTTTCTATGACTGACGTGAGATAATCCGTCGCCTTGGTAACCAAATGCATCTTCTGCCATCCAGCAATTGCTTTCTGGACCACTATAATCGTCACCAACATCACGGAATCGAACATCCAATGCATGCATTGGAATTCCTGTCATGTTTGACATAATAACTGCTGGCACAAGACCTCCACGTGTTAATCCCACAATGTAATCTGGGCGCCAATTATCTGCGAACATAAGATTATTAATTGTTGTAATCATATGTTCGATGTCTTTCCAAGTATAGTGTACCTTTTTTATTGACATGTTAGTTATCCTTTTAGTTTGTCTTTCAATGCTAATTTTTGCTTTTTAAGAGTTTGTAACTCCATTTTGCCGTTTGCTGATCTATCGCTTTCACGTACCGCTTCAGCTTCTTCAACTTTTGTATGCAAATAATCATGCATGCTTTTCAGCCTACGTGCGTTTTTGCTTTTGTTTCCGGTTGCCATATTATTTCTCCCTATAGATCCAGAGTTTACTGCAATAGTAACAAGCGGCAAATTTCTTGTCTTTATTAACCTTGATAGAGAATAAAGGATGATCAGTATTATCACAGTAGCCATTAAAATTTTCCACGTATACTTTTTCCTTCTTCTCTATCAAGGTATTTCTTCGTTTAACTTTTGCCTCTTGTTCTTCAGATGATAAATTGTATCGACTGCGGCGCATCATCTAGGCGCAAATTCCTGTTGCAGTTTAATGTTTTCGAAGAACTCTTGTTTACAAAACTTGTCTGTATGAAAACTTCCTTTCAATACTGTAGTTTGTGTAAGTGAACTGTGTGCCATTATGCCGCGATTTTCACAACACCCATGAGTGGCTTGAATGTAGACTCCTACATCATTGCTTCCTGTGGCGGACATTATCTCACGTGCAATATCCATTGCTAGTTCTTCTTGTAATGTACCACGCCTTGCACACCATTGCGCTATACGTGTATACTTGCTTAATCCAATTAATCTGTCAGCGGCAATAATACCGATATAAGCGACACCTTTAACTGGTTGATGGTGGTGCGAGCAAACACTTGTTAGTTCACTTCTCACTACCAACATTCCTTCATATTTCTCGTTAGTAATATTATCAGGTTCATTTGGAAATGCTGTTGCACTAGGCATTTGGTCATAACGACCAGACATTAATTCATTGATATACATTTTAGCAAGTCGTCTACCTGTATCCATACTGTTTGGATCAGTGTGTCTGTCAATTACTAGACTGTCTAACACCTCTTCGAATTTCGGTGTAAGTTCTTCAATGAGGCCTTCTTTATCGCCTTTTTGCATAATTTGAGATATATTATCTCCTGCCCAATAGCGGATGCCGGCATCCTCTAAACGGCTTTTTAGAATTGTGGAAGTCTTTTTCATTTATACTATGTTCCTTATTGTATTAAATTATTGATCATTATGCTACTATTGAGATAATTATCGATCAATATTTTTCGTTGCTTTTCCATTAGTTCAACATAATTAGATGGTTCATTTACCATATCCATTAAACGTACCATAAGTTTATGTCTGTGTCCTATAAAATTATCCCAATCACGAGTCCACTTTTCTGGATATTTGAACTCGTCTAAATACATTTCACTATAGCTACAACGATCTGGAACAAGAGGAATACATCCTGCCAATACTGCCTCCATAACGCTGATGCCTAAATTTTCATGTAATGCACAACTAAAGATAACCTGACTTTCTCCCATCGTTGCGTAGTAATCTTCTTTTGACAAGTTCATCTTTTGTGTGATAATCATGTCAACGTCTTTTGAGATATCCTCTGCAATTTCTGGTTGTTTGTCAGCATTGTAACGATGTGGCCACATAACTTGTTTCTTTTTGGGAGTATCCAGATAACAGGTTAGCTTATCAATAATAAGCTCATGTGGTTGTCCACTACGTATTGCCTTGTGATGAAACTCTTCGGGAATGTCTAAGTTTTTTAAGAACATATCACGATGAGAATTGCTTGCATAATAGTTATAGTCACTGCTATGGAACCAACTACGCTCTGCATCCCAAGGCCAAGGTTTATTCATTTTATACCCAAGTATGTCACTTGGATCATAAGCACCTGCATGCCAGATGCTGTGTATTTCTACAGGAATGTCTAGTAAGTCACTCATGTATTTTATTGGAGTAATTATAAAGTTCCATGCGTCTGTTACTAAAAACTTATCGCCAGCTTTAACTTTACCGTTGCTAAAGAGCTTACTCACTTCAACTGTCTGTGATGCTTTATATACATTTGTCGCACCAAAGTCCAAAAATGCTCCTTCACTACGTTGCTCTGGAGCAAAATCTTCACCGTCAATTGTAACTACATTATATTTATCAGTACTGTTGCGTAACATCACTGGAATGTTGTCATACCATTGTTTGGTATATCTTTGATCAATTGGTTCAATTGGTATAATCCAAATTGTATTCATTAACTAGCCTCTGTAATCATTTTAATATTCTGTTTCATTTTAGCATCAAACTCTGATTGTGTCAATGAATATTTTAACCCTTCACTTAATGCACGGCTAAAACTAGCAGTGACATTTTCATTGGCTTTTAATCTACGGCAGGCTTCTATTGTAGGATACCCGCCACTTAAAAACACGACACGTTCTACATTAGGTAGCACTGTAAGATTGTGATATAGGTTTGGCTTTTCTGGTGGTGTTAGTTTTAAAATACACTTACCTGGATAAGTGTCTAAGAACTCAAGTAAATGATATTCTAAATCATCTTCTACTTGTTCCTTTATTGGATGATCAATAGGCACTTCTGGTTCAATAATAGGAACAAGTCCATGATCCCAAATAGTACGAGCAAGTGTAAACTGTTGTTTAAGTACAGGATGAATCATTCCTGACCCATGTACAATACTTCGCATCTTTGTTCCATATATTTTAGGACCAATACCGTTTGTAGCAAACTCCAACATCTGCTTTACTGGAAATTGTTTGAGTGTTCCGTCAGCATCACATCCACTGTCAATCTTTAAGAACGTGTCAATACCTTTTTCATCCAAGATGTTAACCATGCCACGTGTAACTGTGTCTTGGTAGAGGATTGCTCCCCAGATGTTTGAGTCGTTGAAGTCAGGACTGTTGACCATTCTAAGACGCATAGCATGAACTTTCTCCATTTTATCTTCTTCTGTGTATTCTTGTCCGTAGCGTTCTAGTACGCCGCCTGTTGAACCACCACTGTGATCCATTGCTGCAATAAATCTATGATCAGTCATATCCTCTTTCCTTTTTAAACGTTTCCCATTCTATTTCAAATTGTTCATCGTAATCATATAATGGAGCACCATTACATCCAGCAATCCAAAGTCTTCTAAAATATCCTGGCGCACTTGCTAGTGCCATTTCTTCTGTTATATCCATATGGCCTTTGACCAAAAAGAATAATCTAAATGCTTCTTTAATTTCCTCAGGTGTCGGATCCATCTATCATTTTCTCCAAGTGTTCTAAACATTCGACACTGTTGTCAATTGCTGTTTCTTGGATGGCATCTTTGACACATTTGCGTGTGTAGTCTAGAGGAAAGCGTCTGCCTTCATTATTCATTCCAGTATTAATTAAGTATACATCACAGGAATGCTTTGTAATCTTATCCATAAGCATGTCAGAATAAACACTAACATCTCTAGGCATAAACGGTGATCCATAACATGGACTAAACACTTTTTTAATTTCATTACTACCAGCTTCTGTTCCTGGCATTTGACTGGTATATCCAGTTTCAAAGAAACGTCTGACAGTTTGTCCAGTAATTTTACTTACTGCTGGAAACGTTCCTGTTGCATCCATTGTTAGGAAGAAAATATTGTGTGGGTGATCCCAACCTTCAGGTTCATGATATGCATTTTCAACACAATCAATTGGATAGCTCAATCTGGCATTTGCCGCCTGTGGATTTTCTACAACTAAGGTGTCTCTACTACGTGCTAGCTCTACTGCATCATAAATTGTTTTATGTGTATCAGGAGATAATCCTTCGCTCTTTGCATAGCATCCTGTTTCTATCATATTGATGCCTTCTTGCATCCATGCAACTTCATCATCACTAATTAATTGATAGTCTGGATCACTACTTAATGTAGTTTTACCTGTGCCGCTTAAACCAAACATAACATTGACAGTATCTTTATAGGTAAAGGCACTACAATGCATAGGGAGGTATCCTTTATCAGGCAACTCAAAACTAATGATACCAAATACACCTTTTTTAATCTCTCCTAAAAAGGTTGTACCACCAATTAACATTCTTCTTCTGTCCAAGTGGACATATATCTTTGGCTCAGGAAGATCAATTTCTGTGTTATGCGTAATAACCCATGCTGGAAAATGATCTCCTGCATTGTCTTCAACTGTAAACATATTGCGAACAAACTGTGCATGCCTATCATCATTTGTATCTACTCGAAAGCAGAAGCCAGATGTATAAAAAATCAAACTGTGCTTGTAGGTATATTCAATAAGCTGATCATAGAACTTTTGAAAGTCCTCTTCTTTACCAATTTTATTGTACTTGGGTCTTGTTAGATCCAAGTGCTTTGTTTTATCTCCAAAAAAGTATTTGTTTTCTGGACTACGTCCTGTTGGGTGTGTTTCAATTTCAATGTTACTCATAGCTCTCGCCTGTTTCACGGAAGAAGTTTTCACTCCAAAATGCTTTGTCGTCAATCCAAATGTCGTAGTGTTCTTTTTTACCTACGCTTAGTTCATGAAACTTACAACCCCATTCAATGAGTTGGTTGTTTGTTAAATTATAATAGTCAACACCGCTTGTAATACCACGTGCAGTCATGTATTTAATTGTATGTCCTGCATCGTACAATGCGTTTACTTTTGCAATACGCTCTGGCATTGGAATGTGATTGGCATAGTCTTTTTTACCACCACTGTCAGGTATAATTACTTCTTTGCAAATAGTGCCGTCAATATCGATAACATATTTCACTTGTTTTTCCTTTTTTTGTTCCACTTATACAATCCGTATATGCTGATAGCCGCCCAAAATATCTCAAGTGTAATATTTGCTAGTACTGGTTTAAAATACAAGTTAACAAATAATAGCAATGCTACCATCAAGTTTGCGAAACTATAAAAGAAACCTTTAGCGTCAATTTTATCTGCCTGTAGCAACAAGTAGGTTGACACTAGAAGTAATACCCCCATGTTTCCAAATATGTCGCTCCAGTGTAATGCATAATAATCAGTCATTAGTCTCTCCTTTCAATATCATCTTCTGTTAGTTCTTCACCCATCCATACTTCAATAACCTTGGCAGTCCCACTGCCTACATTGTGTGCTTTGTGCCATGTACATACTGGAATGTCGATGCTTTCACCTGGACCATATCTTTTGCTTTCCTTGTCGCCATTAGGAAATTCTAAATCCATAAGAATGGTTCCTTCAATTACATGCCAATGCTCACTACGGATAAAGTGTCGTTGATCACTGAGCGGAGTTTTATTTCCAAACGCAAGTTCTTTTACTTGCCAGCCTGGTCCTTTGTGTAGTACTGTGTAACTACCCCAAGCTCTTTGTGTAGTAGGTTGGCTCCACTCTTTTAAAATCCAGCTACTTGAATTCTTTTTATCATCGCCGCCAACACTAAATGCAAACGATACACGATCATTGTTTACTGACATTTCAGGAATATTATCTTTGCCTCGGTCTCCACCATTAGCAAATATAACATCACCAAGATGCATTTCTAATACTTTTGTAATTGCATCACATGCTGTATTGTCATCATCGTTAAATGCAATTACTCTATCTACGCAACCGAGCTCGTTAATAATATCATGACGATCAGTCCAAGACATAAACGGCTGACCTTTTTTACGGGTCAGCCATTCGTCACTGTTTACTCCTACCCAAAGCTCGTTGCCTAGTTCCCTTGCGGCTTTAAAATATGCAATATGACCTCTGTGTAAGGGGTCAAAGCCACCAGTGACTAAAACAACTTTACTCATATCATGCCGCCTGTTCCTGCTTGTCACGGAAGTGAACATAACGTCCAACATGAATTTTTAAACGCTTTGGCGCTCGGTCTTTGTGAATTTTGACATTAATGTCGAACGTCACAGCGTTCTCTTTCTCGGTAGATGAAATCTCATACTCCCGAATCTTCCAGCTTCCTTGCAAATCTGACAAGAAAGCACGAAACAATTTTTCAACTTGAGCAGTTTGTTTCGGACCTGCAATATAGCCATCATATGGCTGGATGATCTTTAGAAGATCAAATTTAATATCTTGAATGGTGTACATTCCACCAATACGATACTGAGTAGTCATCACATTATTCCTTTATGATGTGAAAGTTAAGGTTGCACCGTTCTCATTATCTTCAGCTACGCTGATAGTAATAGAACGATTCGGATATTTGTTATTAATTTGTTGTGCTAGTTCTTCTGCAATCATTTCACAACTACGATGATTCAACTCCAGAGTTCCGTCTGAATACAGTGATTCCAGCCACCGCTTGAATTGGATAAATTCAATATCTCTATCATTGTGTTGCACATCGATTGCTACCCGAAAGTGAAAGATGTGTCTATGGGCTACGCCGAGGAATGACACATCGTCCCATCCGCCTGTTGCCAACGCTGGATCGTCTTTTGCGGCAGGATACAAATGGATACCTTCCTTTTGGAAAGTAACCCAAATTTGTCTTTTAGATACACTTAGCACAATCTTACTCCTCGCCCATGTGTTTACGTGCTAGCTTTAGAAGTTCCCAAAGTTTCCAATCGATTGCTTCGATATACTTCATAAAAGCTTCTGGATCGATGCCATCAATAACAACAGAAGATGTTTCATCTGTTGTTGCTTCTGTTGCATCTTCATCAATTAGTCGAATTTTTTTAGCCATATTAAGCCTCCATATTTTCCATAATGTTATTTGCGTTTTCAAGATCCTCGTCTGAGAACTCTTCGTTTGTGACGTCATCCAAAACCGTTTTTACAGTAAACAGTGATTTTGTTGATTTGCCTGTCGTTGATAGTGACTTGACGCCGTTGAAGTTTGCCAACATAGGTGCGGCATCATCCAACATTTGCATGGGAGTTTCACTTTCAAACAATTGTTCAATGAAACTCGTCATGTAAACTACGTTACGTGGTACCCAAGGATCAAACTGATCTTCTTTACTACCACTTTTAATTTTTGTCCAATCAGTATATGATGGAGAGTATTGTTTGCGAACTGCATCAGTTAATTCATTCGCACGTTGTACACTTTCCAAATGACTATAAACATTGTGACCCATTAGTAAGAAGTAACTAAAACTATCCCAAGATGTTTTGCCTTCTTTACCATTTTTGTTAAGCATACCTGGTTTGTACCAACAAACATCACCCATTGTAAGTCTATCTCCAATAGGGCTTCCCCAAGGAAACGGAATGTCACTTCCTGCTAGTGCTTTATTATCTACTGCACTGTCCATAACATAACCAAACTTATTATTACGATGCGAGTGTTGCGTATACATCTGACCCATTGCTGTTGCAATAAATGGAGATGCACAATCAAACATTACTTCAATGTCTTCGTTTACTGTCTTACGCAATGCACGTTTGATTGCAGTGTATGCTACTGCCCACTCTAGTTTACTAATACCTAGATAGTGTAGCAAGTCTCGTTTACCACGCTCAAGCTGTTTATCATCACGCATTTTAATTAGTGTACGTAAAACAATGTTGATGTCATTCTTAGCACTACCACCAAATGCAAAACCTTCCAAGTCATGCTTCTTCATATGATCGTACCAGTACTCTGCTTCATCCCAATTGCGTCCTTGCATAACATTCAAGTACTTTGTTTGGTACTTTCGGTTACGCTTAAACCATTCTACATTAAAATCTGTATACTCTAAACACTGATTAAAACTTGTGATACCTGTACGTTCAGTAAACGTTGGATCTGCCGCTAGTGTTGGAATATCCAAAATCATACTGTAGTCTGCTGTGTACTCAAGCCAATTAAGAATTGTTTCACGCAGAGTGTCATCAGTTTTAAAGTTTTTCCAGTCACACTGGATAACACCTTTAATAATCTGGAACCCACCACTATCACCGAGGATAAAAGTATTTTCTCTGTCTCGTTTTTGCACCATATAGTCACTTACATCTGCCTTATCGAGATTTAACTGAGCATGTCCTGCTGAGTATAGCCCCCACTTATAAGGAAAGTAACTATCTGATCGCAAAAAGTCCATGCCTTCAATACCTTTATCAAAGCCGGCTGGTATGCGTTCATCTGGAATAAAGTCAGTGCCTTGTGCTTTGTACTTGGCAATAACGTTATTATAGAACGTACTAATGCTAGGCAAAAATACACTATAATCTTTATTCCGTTTTGTTAAATTTATATCCATTGTTCCCACTTTATGAAAATGCTGGTAGCAAATACTCGTACTCAGCGACACCTGTATCAATGTTAACCATAATAACACCTAGTGAACTTACTCGCACTGTACACTGTGCAGTCATACCAAGTTTTAGGATATTTAAAAACTGTGACAATGGCCATGTAAATCCTTCTGGCATTGATCCTTTTACACCGGTTGCAAATGTTCGCTTACCTGTGTAACTTCCGCCTGAGTCTCCAACAGTAACAATCAAGTCACTACCATCAGTTTTAATAGCAAAGTTAGGTTCGATACCACCATAAATGCCAGCAATCTCTTGTAGCTCTCCTACTTTTTGCTTTGTAGGTTCAAACACTACATCCCATTCAGATACGCCATTAAATTCCATTTCAACAAATGCTGAACGCACTTGTACTTCATTCATTAGACGATATCGATCGTTGTTACCAAACTCATCGCTAAACTGCAATGCTTCAGGTTCATTAACGCCATTGCGTTCACGCTGTAGAACTTCTACTTTTGCGCCATCTTCTTTGTATCCGCGAAGTCCGCAAATACCGCTTAAAAAAGCTAGGTTGCCAAAGCCAAAGTTACCTTTTAGATCAGCAACTGATTCATGTAGCTTTGCATTAACGATTACTGTCTGGTCAGCATCAATAGCCGCAAACTTAGTATTTTCATCATCGCCATCTACTTTGACAAAGGAAAAGATACCAAGACTCGCAGTCATCTTTACCACGTCCTGTACTACGTCTTTAATTGTACTCATTATGAGTCTCCTTGTGATTTGTTTATTGTATTGATATTACACGATTTTTTGTTATTTGTCAATAACTTATTTGTCTTTAAATCTATAAATTGATTCAAAGTCAGGTTTAATGTACGGTGTTTTAATGCGTGAATCATATGGTATTCTACGTTCTTTATCATTGCGTGGATCCATGTAATACATGGACTCACTGTTATAACCTACACCTAATATAATATACGGAAATCCATCAATGTCAAGAAGTTTTGCAATTTTTTCTTGTTCACGTAGACACTGACATAATGCTGTGTGTACACCTCGAGCAGTTAGACCTAAAATAAATCCAGTGACTGCTATTCCTATTTCAATGTTGTCCGTATTCACAACACCAATTGCTTTCCTTTTTTCTACTTTTTGAAATACAACTTCTAAATCTTCTACATTGCGGTTACAAAACACTAGCAACGTAGGCGCTAATACTTGTGGGTTGCCTTTGTCATTCTCTACATTCATATCTGTATTACGATGGCACATCAGATGTAGTTCTTTCCGTTGTTGATAGTCAGTGTTGTCAACTACATCAACTGTGTAAGGAAACTTTAGGTTTTTACTTGGATAATGATCGTACACCTCTTTTGCTACATCACGAATAACTTCGTCTGATACTTTTTCTTCGCTCCAAGCAAATGTTGTAAATCTATTTTTTAGTATTTCATTATATTCCATTATTTAAATTGCTCCGCAAATGGATCAAACTCAGTGCCGCATTTTTGACTACAAATGCCTAGCTTGCCTTCTTTAATACTCTTTAATTTCCAACTTGCTTGTATGTTCTTCATTATGCCACTGTCAAAGACACCTTGTAATCCCATATACTTGGCATTGATTGCGTCTTTGCCGCCAGCTTCGTCAATAAAGTCCCATATTTGTTCTGCACGTGGATCATCATGCCACCACTTGTACATACGCCCGGCTGTCCAACAACAAGGCAACGCAATGCCTTCTGCTGTCACATACAAGTTTCCTGCACCTGCAACTTTACAATCAATCTTTGCTTTGTTGTAATACTCCATCATGCTACCATATGTTTTTTGAATCTCTTTTTCTTTAGCCAATGCTAAGTTTTGATTCTCTAACTTTTTAGGCTTCTTTAGTTCTGTAGTAGCTTCGCCTTTTCGGTTTTGTGCTTGGTGTGACTCTTTGCCTTTGTTTTTCATACTGCTGAAGAAGCGTCCAGTTTTCTTCTTCATAAACTTCTCAACACCCCAACTCTCAGCAAGAGCTTCTGCTTCTTCAACTTGATGCTCATTGTATTCAAAGATGATAAAGTCCCAACGAGCTCTGCCTCCTGCATCAATAAATGCTTTCATGTTTCGCTCTACTAGATTCCAGTGTACACCTTGACGATATAAATGGTTGGTATCTTCTAATCCATCAACACTAAAAATAACTGCACCTTTGCGTCCAATAACTTTTGCAAGTTCTCTCCACCATGCCTCACTACGTCCACCTGCATTGGTGTTCATACTCAACCACATATTTGGATTATGTTCACGGAAGTATTTGAACACTTCTAATGTGTCTTTTGCACTAATTGGATCTCCTAGATTACCACACATGTACATAACATTTAACTGGCTAATAAACTCAGGAGTAAAAATAGTTTCACAATCATCTAAACTTAGTTCTTGTAAATCGTTCCTAATATGTTTGTTAACTGCACCGCCGTTTTCATTACGGTCACACATTGGACAACTAGCGTTACAACGCTGTGTAATTTCTAAATGTATCTCTTTAATGTCTTCATAATTGTACATTAATATACTCCATCAAATATAAAGTAGTCTACAACAAAGGTCATTTCTGCTCCAATGAATACTGCTACGTAATAGTTTTTTAATTTTTCCCATAGCCATTTAATAATTAACCATGCCGCAAATACTCTAATTGTGTATAATATATCTGCGGTGATTAAGTCTATTATTTGTGGCATTTCTTGCGCTGAATAAAGATATGCAAACAATCCATTATCATATGCAAAACTGAACTGGCTCATAATTAACACTGCCCAATAGTAGTTCACATACTTGTTAAAAAACTTAACAATGTGTGCGCTCACTAATAACCTATAAGCCACATAGGTTGCATTTACAATTAATAAATCAATCATCCATTACAAACCTAACATCAACTCCTGGTCCTATTTCACTAGGCATACCGCCATGCTCCCAAACATATTCTTTGATAACTGCCTTATACCAAAGTAGACTATTGTGATGGGCTTTCTTATTAAACTTGTGTATACTATTATTGTCTCCAGGTATGCCATGCAATGCTCTAGCACATTCCTTTTGCAACTGTCTGGTAGTAAGTTCGTCTAAAAACATATCGAACTCGTCCATTGTCATTTCTACTTCTTCATCTGTCATTCGTTTACTTTCTTTACGCCATGCAATTTTACTATCATGGCAGTTTCAGCTTCTTTAAATTCCAAAACCATTATACGCTGTCCTTTTTTACTTACGTAACTTTCTGCTATGCCATAGTCTTGTCCATAAAATATTCTTATTGATGTTAGCTGATGCACAATATTAGCAATACAATCCCATACTGGAAATGTCTCACCCTCAGTGTAGACACTATGCTCGCTGACTATAAATTCTAGTCTATGTGGATTATTTGTAGCCAATTAACATAAACCTATTGTACAACTGCGTATCCAGTTCGCCTTCATATAGTACCTCTTGCATAGGATACTTTTTCTTTGCATCTTCTAAATCCTTACAACAATTACTGTGTTGTTCATTTTCAAAGTAGTCGTTAGTTTGTAGTAATACTAACTGTCCTTCTGGTATCTTATCAAACCATGTATTGTCCATGTGTTCACAACTAGTATTGATAACCAAATTAATGTCATCAATTTTTCTCCAGCCATAGTTCTCAAACACTTCTTCTTTATTTTCAAAATATGATGCCCGTAAGTCATCGCCTGCTATTTCATCAAACAGAGCTTCTTTGTCAACAACTCCTTGTTTAACCTTGGCAATGTTACTGTCTTTAGACATCCAATCGTCAATAATCTCTTGTCGCTTGGCATCACATGCTTCGTTTTGTTTTTGCATCCAAGCATCAATACTTTCCTGACGCTTGTCCCAATCCATATACCAAACGCCGCCTTCTTCTTTCCACTCTAGCTCGTTTACATCCATTGAAAACGGCATAAACCTTCCAGCATTTACTTCATCTAAATAGAGTCTTTTGCTTGGGTCTACTACATCCTCATTCCAATCTACGCTGTATACTTTTTTAAGATCGAAAAATTCAAACAGGAAGTGTGCTACGAAATTATACCAACCACCATAAAAGATAACATTGCCTAGTGATCCATCAATAATCTTTTCTAGTTCCTCAACCATCCAAATTTTACTTTTAACTTGTCCACGACTTAGGAAGTCTCCCAAATCAGGACACATTGCCGCCATTTCTTTCTCTACAAAATAATTGATAAAGCGAGTCAAATTAGTCATAAAAGTATCTTCACGCATCAGCTTCCTAATTAAATTAGCTACCAATTGTGGCTTTAGCTCTACGTCTAATTTGTCATGTAGTAATGTATTAATCCAAGCACGATAATGCTGTGGGTTACTTCCAGGCATGTTATTTAGATCAATAAGTATGTCACGCTTCCTGTACCAATTGTCATGATACAATGCTTTATGAATAATCTCATATTCTTCTAGTTTACCTGTAAACGAAAAGTATTCGTGTAAACCATTCATCCAATGATATTGTTTGTGAAATTCAGAGAGCTCCATTAAATTGTTTCCTTAACCAGTTCCAGTCATTAATTCTTTTGAGTGCGTCTACATTACCTCTATAATGTTCTCCAAAGTCTTTTCCTTGTTGCGCACCAAGCAAGGCATATTCACCATAACGTCTGTTCTCTCCACGTGTACACCAAACCTCAAGTCTATACATATCGTCAATCTGTTTATTATGATCAACAATGCCACTTGATAGTTTTGTACATTCACGGAAGGCACTGCGCCAGGTGTTAAATGGATCAGTATTAAATCCAGTAATGTTACTAATTTCAAACAGAGGCTTAAACTTTGCACCAATACTTGTAGTCATATCAACTTTAAACTCTTTTGTATTAAGCAATCCTTTTTTAGGAAATAGTTTTACTGCACCGTATCCATATATAAGATCGTTAATAGGATTATGACTCCTATATGTAAACACACATTCAGTCTCAGGCACACCTGGGTATGCCTCACGTCTGTCACTTGGAGTAAATTTAAATCCAAAGTTCTCTTGTATGATTGCATCCGCATCACATACATAAAAATAATCTGTATTGCTTTCCTCTGCACATGCTTGGTGTGCATTTAGTAAGCCTTCAATATTATCAATACGTTTTGCTTTTGGTGCTTTTTCTTGTAATAATTTAAAGTTATCGTCAGCTTCGGGTTCTCCAAAGGTCAACATAAAAACGTCTAACATGAAATTCCTCTATTTGTTGTGTGGATAAATAACTACACACATATTTATTATAGTGTAAAACTCCTGAATAGTCAATTTAAAAATGAACCAGAAATTTTATCGTATTGCAAAAGACTTCTTTGAGTACTGCAATAAAACTAACCAAGCACGTGTATACAAGTTCACGGTTAGCGCAAGAGATCTAAAAAACTTGTTTGATTATGATACTAGCTTCCATTGGGAGACTGGTATCACAGCTCAGATGAGTGCGCTTATTAATCGTTACATTGAAATACCACAAGAAACAAAAGATCAATTCTTTAAAGGTGGAATTGGTTTTTGGGATTGCGACAAGGATAGTGATCTATATACTATTTATCGTTTGTATAAAATCATGTGGCTGGCAAAAGATATCCGTAAGAACGGACAAAAAATGCCGCTTCAAATTATACAAGCTGGTAGGAATTATCATACCCATCCAGGAAGCGATAAGAAGTTTGCTATTACATATCTTACTCCTCTCCAACATATTGATTGCTTTTACATTTGGTATCCACTTACTGATCCTGATCCATGGATATGGACTATCAACAACAAAGAAGTTAAAACGGCTGAACAGTTTGTTGAAATGTTTGAACACCGAGAAGATGATAGTTTTGTGTTAGAGATGGACGACATACGTTTTACTGAAGATGGGTTTCATCTAAACAACAACCATTTTGATCCATGGGCTGAAGGCATAGACTTGGGATTGCGTAAATACGGAAATAAACGTGCAGGATTAGACATGACACTGAAAACAGTCAGCTATCGTGACGCTGTGCATCGTCATCATATGGATTTAGATCCCAACTTAAAAGATCTTATTAGACATGATGGTGATAGATTTTATTTAGACGACTTTATATTTGATATGAAACATGGCAGATGGCAGCCACAGCATATAGGCAATTTGCCTAAGAGTTTGTTAGACGACCAGTTTAAGTTTGACGAAAATACTGCTGAAATGTTCAATGCTGTTAGAGCTAATATTGGAAAAGGGAGACATTACTTATGAGAATATTTGTAGGATGGGATCCTAAACAACAGGCGGCTAGTGAGGTTTGTAAGTATAGTATCCATCGTCAACAACGATACTATATTGAGACGGTTGACTTGAAGAAAGCTGACATGGAAGAAGCTGGATATTATTTTAGAAATGATGACAGTCCTCATAGCACTGAGTTTACCTATTTGAGATTCTTAGTTCCGTTCTTATGTGACTATAGCGGTTGGGCTTTTTTTGTTGATAGTGATTTTATTTTTAATTATGATGTGTCTACTATCTTAGATAGAATAATATGGGATAAACATGCAGATAAAACTGCTGTGTATTGTGTAAAACATCCAATGTATCAGCCTAAAAATACTACCAAATTCTATGGGGAAACTCAACACATGTTTCCAAAGAAGAACTGGAGTAGCTTAATGCTGTTTAACTGTGAACATCCAAGCTGTAAAAACTTAACACCAATGAGTGTTAGTAATAGAAGCCCACAATGGTTACATCGTTTTGAATGGTGTGATGAAAGTGAGATTGGAGAACTTGACGATGATTGGAATTTCCTAGTAGGAGAATACGAAGCAAAGAACGGATTACCAAGAGGCATACACTTTACTAATGGTGGTCCATTTAATGGTGTGTGGGGACAAGACTACGAACATAAGTGGCTTGATTTATATCGTGAAATGACAGGACTAACTTTCTCTAATAGCTCTATGGACTTCAAAATCTAACCAATACTCGTGTACATCTTTGACGTACTTTTTATTTGCATCAGCCTTTAATATTTCCATAACTTCGGTATCCCAATAAGCAATAGGCCACTGTAAGTCTGCGGCTAATTGTTCTAGATATTTGTCTTTATACAAATACAAGAGCTCTTGACTTAAAAAGTTTACTTCGTTATCTTTCATTAGTTCATTTAGTGAATCAATCGCTAATGGCGTAGTATGTTCGCCACGTACTCGTGTTTGCTGACTCTCAAGTATATTTTGATCTCTACCTATAATACAAATTTCAACATCAGAATACACATTTGCAATGTCTATAAACTTCTTGTAGTCTGGAATCTGTGGCATTTTATCTTTAACAAATGGACAACTAATACTTGTTACAAAGTACTCGCTCTGTTTCCAATTAAAGCCATGTAGCAAGTCAGGATTTTGCCAAGCATCAGCAAATGGTTCATGATGATGCCCTTCCCAATAAGTATTGAGAAGGGTTGTCCATCCATACACCTCATCGTGTAATGCAAATATCTTACTAAACAAATGATTTCCAGAACCTTGTGGCCCTGTTACTATTAACAGTCTTGGCATAAGTCGCTCCTAGCAATATTTATTATATTACTGTGCTAGCGGATTGTCAAGTGCTCTTTGTAGTCTTTTGTTTAATCTTGCTTCTAGTTCTTTAAGAGCTCGTTCAACATCTGCTCTTAATGATTCGTTTTTGCGATCTGCTTCTGTACGTAAACTATCTGCTTTAGCATCATAATCATTTTGTAACTGCCCACGTTTGTTTTCAAAGCGTTGATCAGCAATATCAATTTTACTTCTTACATCTGTTTCCATATCATTAATATCATCTTCAACCTGATCCATAATTTTCTCAACTCTCTGAATGTCATCTCTTATTCCATTCTTTAAGTCCTTAACATATACAGTATGTTCGTCATTATTTTCTTTGATAAATCCTATCTCTTCTTTAAATAGGTCTATCTCTTTGCTAACGAATTCCATATGAGCTTCAACTGTGTTTTGATGTTCTAATAATACTGCTAATTGCTTGTCTAAACCTGACAAGTCTGGCGCAACATAAGACTCAATCTTTGCTCTCATATTCATATAGTCTTTATAAAACTCAAAGGCTCCATATAAACCACCGCTTAGTGTGCTTAGTGCTAATATAATGGCAAAAATTCTGCCGCCTCGAAATTTTACGCCAGCAAATTCTACTTCTGTTTTTCCTTCTGACATTTTATTTCTCCCTAAAATTTAAATTCATATCCAATTACTGCGCCCTTGTTCTCATCTTCAATGGCGGGCATAACAAACCATTGTTTGTACTTTAGTCTAACCATCGGTATAATATCAATTGGATCTTTTTTGTATCCTGATACTACTCCTAGCTCTACTGATATATCAGATCCCAACTCACGTTCAGTTCCAATATATAGACTTGTTTTTTCTAGACTATTATAATATACGCCTGCAAACATTTCTTCATACTCTGCTCTAAAGTAAGGATGCATTTGATTATAATCATTGTCTAATCCTAAATGAATAGACATTGCTATTCCAAATAAAAACTCCATTATTCCATTCCCTCATATTGTTCATCAACCATTTTCTTATGCTTTAGTTCGCTTGCTAAACCATTTAAAAGCCCACGTTGATTCTCTGGTACTTTCTTTTCTCGATATTGCCACATATCATCTGGTTGGTAAAACTCTACGCCTGGTATCGATAATTGCCCGTAGGCATTAAATCCTGGAACGTAATTTATAAGCGCCGCTATCTGTGCTTGAACTGCCTGTTGCTGTTCTAATGATGCAGCTTTGCCCATCACCTCTGCTAACTTTTTAAGTTTATCCTTGATAATCCTTTTCATTTTTGCACGTTTTGCTTTTTCTTTTTGTGCTTTTGTTAACTTTGGCTTCTTGTTAGGTGTCGGTTTTGTTATAGTTTCGTCGGTTTTACTATCCTTTTCTTCAATGGTCTGTTCATTATCGTCATTATCTTTATCATCAGAGGCTTCCTCTTCTGTATTGTTTTCTTCTTTTGTTTCTTCTTCAACGGTTTCTTCTTTCTCAGTGGTTTCTTCTACAGTCTCTTCCTCGACTACTTCTTCTACAGGTTCTTCCTCAACTACTTCTTCTACAGGTTCTTCCTCAACTACTTCTTCTACAGGTTCTTCTGTTACAGTTTCAGGTTCAGGTTCTGGTTGTGGTTCTGGGTCTGGTGCTTCTTGCGATTCAATCTCTGCTTCAACTTGTTGCTCTATTGATTCTATTGATTGCTCTTGCTGAACTTCTGGTGTTATGATCTCTGGCTCAGGTGCTGGTGTAACTGGTACAACTGTTACTGGAGGTGCGGCAGGTACAACTGGTACAACTATCACTGGAGGAGGTGTAGCAATAACACTATCAACAATTGCATCTCCAGTACTAGTACCTTCTATTACTGGCTCAGCATCTGCTACAACTACTGGCTCAACATAACCTATACATTGTGTATCATATTGTGGGTTCTGTAAACATTGTTGATTAAAATACGCTGTGTCATAACCTGGACAACGTATGTCATATAATGCGTCTGCTTCACATTGTTGATTAAAATACGCCCCCTCGTAACCAGGACAACTGCTATCATATAATGTATCTAATCCACACTGTTGATTTAGATATGCAGTATCATAACCTGGACACTCACTACTATAGAGTGTGTTTGCTGTACATTGCTGATTTAAGTATGCGGCATCGTAACCAGTACATCCGCTGTCATATAATGGATCTAAATTACATTGTTGATTATAGTATGCTGTTTCGTAACCTGAACACTCGCTATTATAAAGTGGGTCTGCTGTACATTGCTGATTAAAATATGCTGTTTCGTATCCATTACAACCACTATCATAAAGTGGATCTGCTTCACACTGATATGCATAGTGTGCTTCTGTATATCCAGGACAACCAGTATCATATAATGGATCAGCACTACACTGCTGGTTGTAGTATGCTGTATCGTATCCACTACATTCTGGAGAGTAGAGTGGATCTGCCTCACATTGCTGTGTAAAGTATGCACCTGAATAACCCGGACAACCCGAGTCATAAAGTGGATCTAAACTACATTGCTGGTTGTAATATGCTGTATCATACCCACTACATTCGCTGTTGTATAGAGGGTCTGCATTACACTGCTGAGTAAAATAAGCCTCATCATATCCACTGCATCCACTATCGTATAACGGATCTGCACTACATTGCTGGTTATAATACGCTGTTTCATATCCACTACATCCACTATCGTATAATGGATCAGCACTACATTGTTGATTGTAATATGCTGTATCATATCCTGGACACGTTTCGGCATATAATGGGTCTGCTTCGCACTGCTGATTATAGTATGCAGTATCATAACCCGGGCATCCACTGTCATACAATGGGTTTGCACTACATTGTTGATTGTAATATGCTGTTTGGTAACCACTACAGTTTGTGCTATACAACGGATTAGATTCGCATTGCTGTGTTTCGTAAGCACTTGCATAGCCTGGACAGCCACTGTCATACAATGGATCTGCATTACATTGCTGATTGTAATAAGCTGTTTCATATCCGTCACACATGGTGCTATACAAAGAATTATTGTCGCATGCTGTATCAAGGTATGTATCTTTAACAAATTTATACTTGTGACCGTTTGTAGGTATATAAGTATTTCCATCTTCGTCTTCTGTGTAAAGAAATGCATACTGCACACCATTAGATTGGAAAAATGAAATATCCGTAATCACTGCATCTTCACAACCATTGTCGTATGTGAAACATATTGCACGCCATTTGTCAGCGGATATTTCCATATAATTGTAATATATTATCTTGTAAAGATTGCTATCGTCTGATTGAAGTATTTCAATAAAGTCACTGCCTTGTCCTGCATGATTTTCAGCGGTGCTAGTGCTTGTACTGTTTGCCCAGTAATAGTTTGGACATTCTGTACTGTGATGTGAATCTATTGCACATTGTTGAGAAAGATATGCCGCATCGTATCCATCACATCCGCTATCATATAATGGATCTGCGCTACACTGTTGGTTGTAGTAAGCATCTGCATAACCTGGGCATCCACTATCGTATAATGGATCCTGCTGACACTGTTGATTGTAATATGCTTCAGCATATCCTGGGCATCCAGGATCATAAAGAGCATTAGCACTACAATTATTATTATATTCATACGTGGCATATGCCTCAGCATAACCTGGACAACTTGGATCATAAAGAGCTGTGTCATTGCAAGGGTTTGCTCTATATGTAAACCAAGTTTGTAAGTCTTTCATAATAGGACCAAAGTAACCATCCCAATTACCTTTGTCATATCCTGTTATTCTAAATCGTATATCGCCTAGCGCATTGGGAGTGTATATCGTTCCGATCTTATCTATGTGATTGTAAAGTTCTATATTGTCTTCATGTATCTGCCAATAGGTAGTTTGCGTATTACCATTTGCATCAGTCCATGTTTCAGCTTCTTCATTAAAACTGTGATCATTTTCATTTTGCCAATCATACCATCTATCCATGGTCCAAGTTTCAGTCTTAACTACATTGCCATTTGCATCAGTTACTTCAATTACAACAACTAACTCATCCCAATAAGTATCATCTGTAACTGCACCTGTTACTGTGTTTATTCTGTTTTCAATATTTGCACTACACCATTCATCGGGTGTGTTGAAACAATGTATATACTTCCACTTATAGTGAACTTTGTCTATGCTAACTCCTGAACCTTGTAGTGCTTGATTGATTGCGTATGATATTGCAAACGTATTAACACATTCGCCAAAACGTATTCCTGTGCCATCTTCTGTAACCATCATAGCACTGGTACCACTAGGGCATCCGCCACTAGGGTTTGTTATTGTTCCATCATCTGGATCAAATGTATACGGAGGTGTGGTTGTTGGATTGTCTGGTGCTGCTGTGTCTGTGGCCAGTGCTACGCTAGATAAGCAGAAGCATAAGAAGAACGCCAACAAGCCCGCCAGTAAGGAGACCTTCTTTCTTTTCATTGCTTAACTCCTGGACTGTTAGTGCCTCTGGTCTTGCTTTTGGTCTCGGAGATCCCCATTCAGCTTGCGCTTCGTCACCAATTTTACCTAAGAAAGGACATGGGGTGCCTGCCATTTCCATAGCATCAAATACTCTTGGGTCTTGACACATGATGCTGACAGCCGCAACCTTCATACCCATGTCATACATTGTTTTTGACAGTTTTAGTCTCTCACAATTCATATCACGTACAGTTTGTCCTGCACTGATACCTAAAATTTGTGTTTGTACTGCACCACTTACACCAATTGTACATAAGTCTGCATTGTTACCGCTAATGCTTGGTGAAATTGCACTTGGTGGTGGACTTTTAACTGTTGTATTGCTGTTACCATTTGTTGTTACTGTGCTATTACTAGTGCTTTCCGTAACGATTGGTTCAGCCACGGCTGGTTGTAACATTAAACAAAATGTTACCAAAATTAAACTAATAAATACTCGCATAATAACGCTCCTCGATAAAGTTATCTACAACGTTATTTATTGGTAGATGTAAATATATTTACATAAGGTTAATTATTTATAAAGGATAAAATTATGTCAAACCAGGAAGATCTCGTATGGGACGCTGTAATGGATGTCTGCGACAACATATGGGTTAAAAACAACACAATAGACTTATCAAAAAAACTTGAAGATATTGAAAAGACAGCAATTATTGATGCTTTGTATGCTCATCAGAACAACCGCACTAGGGCGGCTGAAAGTTTAGGTATTGGCAGAACACTGCTAATACACAAGATTAAGAAATACGGATTGTCATAGAAAAAGGCAGGAATTAATCCTGCCTTGTCTATAATTTTTATTATGATTTATTTTACTAAATCTTCTTTGTAGATAGCTTTAAGAGCCAATGCTTCTGTATTAAACTTAACCAAGTTTTTAAGAGCATCTTCAGTGATAAATGTCATCAGCGTATCACGTTGCTGATCTCCATCTGCACCAATTAGCCACTCATAGTTACCAACTTTTTTCTGGATTGCCGCCACTGCATCTGCATCTTGTGACATTGCTGTCAGTGCCGCTTGTAGTCTAGCTGAGTTTGGGTTTCCTTTGTTTGCCCAAATTGCTTTTTGCATACCATCACGGAATGATTTAACTAGTACATATGAATTGTAAAAGTCTCCGCTTGGTGCAACACCCCATTTTTGTTCGAATAGGATCTCTAGCTGATAACCAGGATAGTTTGGATCATCTGAGTGTGATGCATTAGCCGCATCTAGGATACCGTGATGGAACCAAAGCTCTGCATCACCTGCATCAATTACTGGCTGAGCATGCTTTTTAAATGCCGCTGGGTTTTCACGTGTACCAGATAGTTCTCCACGTTTGAATGCCAAACGTCTTTCTGAACCCTTCATACCTGCAACCCATGTTACATTATCTTTAAAGCACTCAATGTATTCGTCAACTGATTTGTCTGGTCCACAAATAAGCAATGTCATTGCAAATGCTTCTGGTACCATACCTGAACCACTTGAGAACGACGGCTTGTTTTTATCTGCATCAGTACGGTGCGCCGCAATAATGTTCAAGTTCATAAGACCAATTGACTCATACTCGTCATAATTATAATCAACTTTGTCTGCTAGAAATGATACACCATTACCACCATGTGATACCATAAAGTGATCGTCTAGTTGACGTAGTTCATTATGCCATTTATTAAAACCAGGAATATCACGGGCACCTGGAATCAATTTAATATTAATTTTCTCACCTAGGAAAGGCTCGAGTTCTTTAGCAACAATCTCAGTCCATACGGTTGTACCTGAGCCTGGCTTTTGTGGAACCACAAAAGTCACATCTGCTAGAGCAGAGGTTGCGAATGAAACGGCAACTGCCGCTGTTACTAGTAGTTTTTTAAACATGTTTTCTCCTTAACTATAGTCTAGTTTGTTTTTATTAATAAACACACCATATATGAACATACCAATTACTGCGACACATAGTCCCAAGAATATTGGACGATCTAGTAGTTTATCAATGGTATACAGACTTGTCATCTGTAAACTTAATGATTCAATTCTATCTGCTAGAATGAATCCGATTAACATGGCTGGACGACTAAACTTATATTTCTTTGCGGCGAGTCCTAAGACACTACACATTGCAAAAATAGCATAATCTTCCCATCCTCCTGTATATTGAACACACGCCCACGTTACAAATACAAGTAACACTGGACCATAGATCCAATATGGGACAACTGTAATGAGTGCAATCCAACGTGTGAATACCAAACAGATAATACACACTGCAACGGTTGCTCCCATAAATCCAATAAACAAGCTATCAAAGAACTTAGTATCATACACCAAGTCTGGTGTACCAAGTTCAAAGTCCAAGTACATAAACAATGCCATAACAATAGCGGCAAAGCTAGCACCTGGAATACCAAACAATACTGTTGGTATCATACTTGTGGCCTTTTGTGCATTGTTTGATCCTTCTGGACCAATAACGCCTTTAATATTCCCTTGGCCAAAGGGAACCTTTTCGTTTGGATTAGATGCGGTTGTGGCTCCATATGCCATCCAATCGCTCATTGCTCCGCCAAGTCCTGGCAAGAAACCAATAAACGCTCCGATAAAACCACCACGTAGTCCATCCCATTTATTTTCCCAGACAGCTTTAACGCCCTCCCAGGTTTGTCCTTTTTGACTGGTATCCATACTAGCTACTGATGTCTTAGTCATAAGACCTTTGACAATTTCAGGCACTGCAAATAGTCCTGCAACAAATGGCATAATCTGTACACTGTCTGCCAAATAGTCCCACCCAAAGGTGTATCTATTTGCGGCAGTTTCTGGATCCATACCAATTAGTCCAATAAAGCAACCTATACCAATTGCACATAAACTTCTAACCCAGAACTTACTGCTGACAAAGCCAACAGTGGCAAGTGCTAACATCACAAATGCCCATAGTTCTGGTATACCAAATATCATAATCAAATTACTATACCAAGGTAACAAGGCAAACGTTAATGTTCCCCAAAGTAAACCATTTACTGTACTTGTTGTAATAGCGGCGGTTAGTGCATATGTTGCTCTACCTTGTAATGCTAGTGGAAAGCCGTCTACCATAGTAGCGGCGGCACTGTTAGCACCAGGTATACCCAATAAAACTCCACTGAAGCTATCGCCTGTTGTACTTGACGCAACAACTGCCATAACGAATATTACTCCAAGATAAGGATCAAATGCTGTAAACCAGCTAATAAATCCAAACATGGCGACAAGACCCGTAGTGGCACCAGCACTTGGTATAATACCAATCACTAGTCCATACAAAGTACCTGCCATAATTGCGGCAAATATTTCCATACTTTTCTCCGTATTGTTTATATATGTTTAGATATTATAGTATAAGTTACTGTTTGTCAACAATTAATTTAATAAATCTTCTTTATAAACTGCATCTAAGTTTAGAGAGTTTACAGTAAAGTCAACTAATGTCTTTAAAGCATCTTCTGTAATGAATGACATCAGTGTATCTCGGTGAGCATTTCCATCGTCTCCGATAATCCAATCATAATTGCCAACTTTTGCTTGAATTGCGGCAACTGATTCTGGATCGTTAATCATTGCATTCATTGCTTGTATAATTCTATCTCGATTTGGATTACCTTTGCGAATCCAAATTGCTTTTTGTAGTCCATCACGGAAACTTTTAGCTAATACATATGCATCATAAAAGTCGCCACATGGCTCTTTGCCCCAGATTTCTTTGTATAAGATCTCAAACTGTTTACCTGGGTAGTTTGGATCATCTGCATGTGAGCCGTCTGATTGTAGAATACCGTGTGTAAACCAAACTTCAGCTCGTCCACTGTCAACTGTGGCTTGAATATGTTTTTTAAATGCCGCTGGATTTTCACGTGTTACGTTTAACTCGCCACGCTTAAATGCTAGGCGTCCCTCGCTTTGTGTAAAGCCTGGGATCCAATCAACATTGTCTTTGAAGCACTGTACTGGATCTCCTGCTGGACCACATAGTAACATTGCCATTGCCATTGCTTCTGGTTGACGTCCGCCGTATGAATGAAACTTGATGTTTGTCATATCTGCGTCTTTTAAACGTCCAGTTACAATGTTTAAATTCATTAAACCAATAGATTCATAGTCTGCATAATTGTATTCTGCCGCAGGCTCCATTAAAAAGCTAAGAGCATTGGATCCGCTAGACACCATTATAACATCGTCATCATATTGTAGTTCATTATGGAAATCGTTGAAGCCTGGAATACTTCTAGCACCTGGAATATGTCGTACTGTCAGTGTATCATTAGGTAAATGTTTTTGTAATTCTACTGCGATAATTTGAGCCCATACGCTTGTACCTGCTCCTGGTTTTTGTGGCACAATCATTGTAATGTCCGCAAGAGCTGATGTAGCGAATGCGACTGCCGCTATAGTGCTAATTAAATATTTTTTCATTTGAAATCCTGTTTGTTGAGAAAGGGTGAGTGTGGACACTAAGTCCACACTCTAATTGTAAGTAAAACTTACCAGCCGTATGCTTCTGAAACTAGTTCTTTTGCTTCTGCTGTTACTGTTGTGTTCACACATGAGATGTTGAACAGATCTTTACGCATTTGGTCTACTAGTGACTCAATACGTGCTTGCTCTTCGCCTGATACTGCTAGTTTAGCTAGACGTAGACCACCGATGTTTGCGTGGAAACCTTCGTCTGATGCAATTTTAGCATATGCTTTTGCAATATATGAATCTTCGATGCAATCTGCCATCTCTGCCCATACTGCTTCCGCACGGCCTTCAGCAACTAACTGGTATGCTGCTAGAGCTGCCATGTCTGTTGATGCTTCGTATGCTTCTAAAAGGTCTGCACCTTTTGCTGTTGGTTTTGCTGCTTCTGCTTCGATAGCCGCTTCAACGTCTAGAGTTTCACCTGTGATGTGCTCAATTACGTCTTTTACCATTTTGAAGTGTACTGCTTCGTCTAGTGCTTGCTTTGTTAGAAGCTCTAGCTCTTCTGCTGGTGTGTCTGCTGACATGTTAGCAATCGCGTTTGAGATTTCTACCATGTTCATGCGTTCGTTTACCATACGACCTGTGAAGTGCTCTACTAGCTCTTCTTGTGATGGGTTTGAGTCGAAGTACTCACGTACATTTAGACGTGATGCGTCGAATAGTGCTTTGTTGTCCGCTGCAATTTTAGCTGCGAATTCTTTACCTGTAAGTGTCATGATTTTATCCTTTTAATTGGTTAAGAAAATTGTAATTACGAATTGTTCGTAATGTAATCATTTTGTCTGTTTGGAAAGGAAATGATAGGTTGTATCATCTATTTCCTAGACAAATACACCTATAAAACTACTGCACTCGCTTGTAGTGTTAAGTTGATGTGTTTAGTGCGAAACAATATACTCTATATTATTTGCACACTTTTATTTATCCTTTTATTGCTCTTTTCCTTAGAACAAAATAAAGTCTGTCTGCATCTGGATGCATACTTAAAATCTCACAACCAAAGAACTGTGAGATTGTCATAATAAACTCTGGTGTCCACTCAAAGAAGTCGATCCACTTTGCTTCTGGTTTGTCGTGCATCTTGCCAGGATTGACTCTGAAATACAAGTAACCGCCAGGTGCTGTAATGCTTAATGCTTTGCTAATCTCGTTTAAGATTTTATCAGTACTACCAAAATTGATACTACCATAACTAATAACTAGATCAAACTTATTCTCAGGTTGATAATCTAGTATAGTACAATTAACGTCTGCACGACTGTTATAAGGATCAATACCAACTAAGTTATTAATTTTTCCTTTAAATTCATTGTATCCACAACCAATATCTAATACACGGCGTGGTTTTAGAGAGTTAGCTTCGTCCACAATAGCAAGTCCACTGTACTTGTATTTTTTAGTTTGTGGTTGCCAAATTTTACTAAAATACTTTTCTAAAACTTTTTCATCAATTTCTTCAGTTAATCTAATGGTATTCATGTTTGTCATATCAAAGTCATGTATGTCAACATCAAAGATACCTGACACCAATTTTGTAAGCTGGCTTTTATCAATCATCGCCATTGGGTGTTCTTTAATTAATTGTTGAACTTTTTGGTAAATTTTAGTATTCATTCTAGCTTGCCTTCGTCTCTCATTTGTGCTCTAATTTTAGTGGCACTAATATCATGTATTGTAGCACCCAAGTCATGTTGTGTCAATGAATATCCGACACCTCTACCATAACTAATATCTACAATGTTTGGTACTTTTGCTATTTCATATTCTTTATGAATAGTATATCCATGTTCTGCCAATCCTGCAATAATGTTATCTCTTACTACATAGTAATCAAAAGGATTGTCATCTTGTCCTGGACCAGCATCTTCACCCTGTACATCTCTGCACATAATAATTACTTGTCCTGTTTTCTCTAACGCTTTTTGGAATAGAGCGGTATGCCCGTCATGCCACGGTTGCCATCTACCCAATAACTGCACTGTTGGTGCTTTCCAATTAAACATTATTTCTCTCCATCCATGCTTTAACAACTGGTAACAATTGTGCATGTGTATCATCAAACCAATCACTCACGTGATAGTCAACATCGCCTGGCTTTTCAAACATAGCGTTTGTATCTGCAAATCTGCCTTCTTTGATAGTATCCATCCACACTGTAAAGTCTGGTTCAAATGCCAGACGTGCTTGAGCTGTTGGTGCAATAAAATCTGTTACAGCAATTTTACCTGCCATCACAACGCCATCTGATAGATGTTTCATACGCTGTGCTTGTCTCAGTCTACCTTCAGGAGTAAAATCCCAATCGTCATATCGTTCACGTATTGCGTCTGCATTTATATGAACCCCGCCAATTAGTTCAGCAAATGGCTTAGCCAGAGTAGTTTTTCCACTACCTGGTAGTCCAAAGATTAGTATCTTCATTATTTGTTTTTCCTACTCGTAAATAAAAGGGTCTTGTTCTTTTAGCTTTTTTAGTTTAGCTTTTAGCTTCTTTTTCTTCTTGTAGTCGGCAATTTTGCCTTTGATCCATTTAATCATCTTTTGTAAATACCTTTACGTTATACTTATCTTGCCATCTCTGTGCGTCCTCAGTACTATTTACTATTGGCTCGCCTTTAACGTTTAGACTTGTATTTAAAATCATTGGGCATCCTGTTTCTCGATACCATTCAGTCAACAACTTGTGTAAACCCGGATGCTCATCTTGTTTTACTGTTTGTACACGGCTTGTGTTATCCAAATGTGCAATGGCTGGAAACAAGTCAGGACGTCTACAAACACTTGTGTATTGCATATAAGGTCCTACTGGTCCATCAAAGTAATCATTGGCATATTGATCCAGTATAACTGGTGCAAACGGACGAAACTCCTGACGATTCTTAACTGTGTTAACCAAGTCCTTTACATCTGCTCCACGTGGGTCAGCAAATAAACTTCTGTTACCCAATGCACGTGGTCCAAACTCTGCACGTCCATTAGCAACTCCACACAATCCTGTGGTTGTTAATTCCTTTAGTACTTTATTGATAGGATATTTTCCAGGTATGTTGGTACCCAGATATGGTCCAGTCCAATTGATAAAGTCTTTGCGTCCAGCCAGGATTGCTCCAAGGCTACTACCAGCGTCTCCTGGGTTAGGCATTATCCAGACATTGCCGTCATAGTATTTGTGAGCAATACTATTTGCAACGCAATTTAATGCACAACCTCCCATAATAACTAAATTAGGACTGTCTACCATGCTCTTTGTCTGACGTACCAAATGTTCAAACACCATCTCATATACTGCTTGAGTACTCGCGGCAATGTCTGCATAGTCCTGTATGGTATTAAGCTCTGGAGCCCACCACTGACATCCCCGATGTAGGTTTTGTTTGAAACGGACATCAGGTGTATATGGATTTAATGGTTCGAAAAAGTCATTGTATATCTTATCTTTAAAACGTTCTGGATCTCCACAAGCCGCCATGCCCATTAATATGTATTCATCTTCATTGGGTTTTAAACCAATGCGCTGTGTCATAGCACTGTACCACAATCCCAAACTGTGTGGGAATCGTTGTCTCCAAACTTGTTTTAGTTTCTTACCCACGCCCTGCCAGATAGTTAATGTCTCAAATTCACCAATACTATCTACAACTAACACTGCGGCATCAGTATATGGTGATGTATAATATCCTGCGGCGGCGTGGCTGTGATGATGTTTCATCTGGAATACACTTGTGGTATCCCAATCAAAGCTAGCATCTTCATCCAAACTATCTCTGGTAATTACACCCACATCACGCAATTGCATTTGTGGTGTTGGTTTAGTAAATGCTGTACGATATTGTTTTGCTCGTATTTGCCTAGCACGTTTGTACCAGGTATTCTCATACCAATATGTTACCCTAGGAACCTCACCACCACTTGCTTCTAGTGCATCAGCAATAAGAGCTTCATTTAGATATGCATCGTTTTTTACACGGCTGTATCTCTCTGCATGTCCAGCGAAAACGATATCACTATTTTTTACAACTGTTAAACTTGCATCATGAGCGCCTGCTGTAATACCCCATCTAATCATGTTAACTCCTCTAATTTAATTGCAGGTATTCCTGCTGTTTGAATTATATCACGGCATAGCAATTTACCTGCCTGATCAATATATGGTATCTCTCTACTGTTGCTTACATCTTTAAGCAACTGCCAGTGATTAACTCGTAATGCTAAATTATATTGTGCAAGGGTTCTATTATAAAACTTGGTTTCTAATGCCCACTGCATATCATTTGTGAATAGTAATTCATTTCTTTCGTATATGTATATATCCTCATTTGTTCTGCCTGGCTGAGTTTTCCAACATATATCTTTACTTAGCAATAGATTGGTATCTCCAGGAGGACATATGAATATAGCATTGTAATCACTCAGTGTCAATCCCCTGAGTATACTGGCATAGTTTATATATCCAGCACCCGGCATTATTCTATATTCATATGTGTGTTGATCACAATACTTCTGGTATTGATTTGTTAATACTAATACTCGCATTATTGATTCAATCTATTTAATATCCTAGTAGTCTGACTGCTAACAAACTTTTCCCAGAGATTGCGACTCTCTACAGGTAATGCATTTGTCATCTTGGTTAGCAATCCCATGTTTCTCAAACTGTATTCAGCAACTGGTTTAGTACCAATATGCCAGGGTACATGCAAATCGAAAAACAATTCCTCGTAGTCTCCTACAATAATTTTATCCACTTGTCCACTGCGGCTGAGTTCTTCAACAGCCTTTAAAAACTTATATGTCTTTGTCTTTACCTGATTGCGGAAACGCATTGTTTCGTTGAATACATATATCTCTAAAAACTTACCAAAGTGTTTTGCATCAACTTCAAGATTGTTTCCATGACACCAGCTAATGAATATATATACTCCACATGCAATCCACTGGTGCTGATCGCATTGGACACTAAAGTCATGTTGTTGATGAATGTCATCACACAAGTCCTGTATCTTTCCTGGATGATATCTAATGCTAGGGTTGGGGAACCTCATGCATTCCTGTACCATCCATGTTGTTTCGCTTGGCTTGAGCGGATAGTTGAACAATCGTTTTGCTTGTAGCAACAAGAACGGAAACCAATGCGGAGCCAAACATAGCAATTGTTTTACATGCACTGTTTCCACGCTACGGAAAAACTCTGTTGGTAGTTGGTGACTGTTTAATATCTTTTGTTCTGCTCGGGCTGGTCTTACTGTGGGCCTGACTTTGTAAACTATATCTCCACACATATATTCGTTTATATGTTCTAGATATACATAATCAGCAGGATTCTTTAATAGTCTGCTGGTTAAAAAATTACCACCTGCGCCGGGTTCCCAGATAATACCGTAATCAAATGTTTTGTTCATCATATTGATATTTATCGACGCCATATCACACCCACTGCTGGTGCGCTCAGATATTCAGCACGTAACAAATACATTCTTTCCAGTAACCTTTGCGCTCCACCAGGTCCTAATTCTGCAGCCGCTTGAGTATAATACCCAATCATTCGTTCAGTATACCCTGCTGGATCACAATGAAATACCTCTGTTTGTATCATACCAAACTGACTGGCTAAACTGCTGAGTTCAGTGTGATTGGTATATCTGGTTCTAACAGTGATTCCCACCAATTCACTGCTCCACCAAGCACAACAACTGGCATGAAATCTCAGTAAATCAGTGTCTACTCTATAACTGCGCACTGGATTTAATGTAGGTTTTGTATATAAAATACTGATGTCTGACGTGTCGGGTATCAATACAGTATTCCTGACTATATCCAATCCCGAATGCAAACTTCCAAATGCCGTTACAACTGGAAAACTCTGGGGATTGTATATGCGGAGTGCATCCGAAAAACTAACACCGTCACGTATATCAAATCCAGTATCTCCACGTGGATGACTGCCACCGCCACAATCCAACCAAGCACCGTTGCCTGATACTGCTTCTGCCACGAGTTTCTTTACCCCACAGAATTGGTTATTCAACCCGGTGGCGAAGCCACCGCCGCTAAAGCTGGCTCGCAAACTTTCAGTTAATACACTATAATCATCAGGAACGATTTCGTGCGGATTCATTTATTGCCCATTCTCTCTCCATACACCACCAACATGCCCCACAGGGTGTCAAACTTGTCTCACAACTCACTGTCATATTAAACAATCGCATG